TCTGGGTTATCACTTATCGTAAAGTTCCAGAAGTCGCCAACCCTGGATGCCCAAAGGGTTTGTGGTTGCTTGTAAGTTCCGCCGAACCAAGTACGCTGCTGATAAAAGACAACGGTCCTCGGGTATCCTGTCTCTTTAGTCCAAGGGGAATCAGTCCAATCAGGATCCTCTATGCGCCAATCCGTAGGTCCGTATCTCCCGAGGCGTTTAGGTGGATGATCCTCATGCACCATAAGCATGATGTCATTGGCCTGAGCAAAGTGGATATCCCAAACCTCATCTATCGACCACGGGGTGACGATCTCGTATGGGTCTCCCTCAGCGAATGTGGATACGTCATTGAGGAATCGACGCTTACATTTGTCCCCGTACTTGTCCGCGATTCTGGTAGATCCCTCAACGATTGTCCCATCGGATCTATGAAACCTCATGTACTTGTCGCCAAGCTCTATAACGTAGGACTGAGTCCTGTTAAAGATGAATGGGATCAGGCGAGCCGCGCCGTTTAATTTTGTTTGGTTAACGAAATTAAGGCCAGAGCGCCTTCGAACTCCGCCACGTGCAGACACCACAAAGTTCTCAAGCTTTCGACATGCAGAGTTGTACTGGGCAGTTCTGACACGACCTTCAGATAACGGAGATATCTCTCCGGTACTAAAGTCTGTTATAACTTGCTGTACTCGGGCCATTAATAGCGAACCGTGATGAAGTTGTTAGGGCCGATCTTTTTGTGTGACTGCTCAAGCGAGTCTGTTGTTCGAGCCTCATCAAGGACTTGACCGAACAACGCTGAGAAGTTTCCTTGGGCGGTGTTGTTTCCGGTTACCGGATAAGACATCTCAGATGCCAAGCGGTAAACAAGCGCCTGCACAAGTTGAGTGCTGTACTTAGACTCTGGAATGTTGTTAGCCAAGTACACAATGGAAACGGGCTTCGCGTTTGTGAGAACTCGATCTCCGTTGACCTCCCACGCATCCGAAGAAAGCCTGTCTGCACCATGCACCTCAATAACCCTTATGCTCTCTTCGGGCAGTTGGTATTGATGGGTAAATCCGTTAACGGGGGTATCGGAAATCTCAATCAATTTCTTCCGCTTCTTCAGAGAGGCCCACGGGTAAGCCCGGAGAACATAATCCCTCGTAGAAAGGTACAAACTTTTAGCAATCCGTGCTTCGTTACTGTTCTCAGTAAACGACGTGATCCCCCTACCCCCTAAGAGGATCAGAGCACGGTTAGCGATATCGATTGAAGTTGTCATTGGTTACTCGCAGTCGTCGTCTTTTGCGGGTGCAACTGTAGATCTGCCTTGCCCAACGTCACCGCTTTGACCGCCAGTGAAGTAGCAAGAGTTAGCCACGTCGTAGCCTTCGATTGTTGAATCAACTACGGTCCTTGTAACCGTTCTGTAAGTCTCAAGTTGAACGAAAGGTCTTACCATTTTTCTCTCCTAAAGGTTCAGCCCCTCCGAAGAGGGGCATCCCCAGTTGTGACTTAGACTAAGATCTGAACGATCTTGCACTCTTCGACACGGGTCGCGCCTGCGGTGAACGCAAGGTAGACCTGATCGGCGTAGGACACGTCGATACGTTTGTCGATGCGGGTCAGCACGTCACGACCAACGCCGAGGCGGATGGCGGACTTGTGATACGCAAGTGCCTGAGCGGTCGTCTCAGCAACCAACTCCGTGTGAACGATGGTGAAGCCGAGCCAAGTATTCAGCTCGCCCTGTACCAGAGCTTTCACAGTGTTGAAGTCGCTTGATGCGACCTCAGTCGTGGACAGAAGGTCGGTCAACGCTTTCGCGTTTAGGACCAGATAACGGTTGTCGTGATCGACTTCGTTAGCGTCCAGTTTCTCTTTCGCTGCAAGGATGGAGTCAAGCGTCAGACCCCCACCGGCAGAACCGACAATCATCGTCGGGTCAAACGGAACAGAGGCTCCGTCGCCGTCCACGGAAGCGCCGGTAGCGGCGTCAACGATGAGTCGATCATACTGACGGTTCATCGCCCAAGCGCCCGCTTTCGCGTACTCGCTTTTCGGGCTGATGAGCATACGGATCTGATCTTCCTCATCAATCATGTCCGCCCACTGAAAATCCTGCATGTCCAACTTACGTCGGTCGTGCGGAACGTCCAGGATGGGCGTCGGGGTGTGACGAGTGGTCTTCTCTACAGCTTCTCGGATGCCAATGCGCTCCACGTTAGCAAACTCGGCTTTCACCGTCATTTCATCAACGGTTTTGCGCAGTCGGCTTGGGTGCTGTTGGCACAGGTGAATTACGTTCGATTTGAACGCTTCAATAAAGGCGGCATCAACAGTTGATGTTCCGCTGTCAGGAATAGCCATTTTCTAAAACCTCCAAAGGTTTATGGCGTTAATGGAAAAGAATCGAAACTGCTACCCGACTGCGCCGGACACTTTCTACGGCTAACGTTACCGTTCCCGGCGGGACTCTTTCGAGCTACCCCGCTGATGCGTATCGATGAAGCTCCAAGAATTTCTCGGTAGCTGCTTCATCACCGGAGTGGTATGGGTGTTTGGGGTTGTTCTGGATTTCTTGGATTTGCATACGGGCCTCGTAAGGGGTCATTCCAGTGCTGTGACTGTGAGATCCCTGAAAGCCCTGCCCCTCCTTGAGGTTTGCGCCAAGAGCCTGAAAGACCCTGATCATGGCAGGATTGTTCCCTGCGCCAGTGGCGTCGAGAGCTGCTGCCAAACCGGGTGCTGTGTTTTCAAGAAACGCAACAGCCCGTCGTCCTTCTTCGACCTTGCGATCAAAAGCAAGTCCCCATTCTCGCCTGAGTTGATTGATACCCGCTTCGACCTCTTGGCTTGACGTTGACTGCTCTTCTGACTCAAGCCTATCCGCGTAACCGCGAATTGCTTCAACCTGAGACCTGTTCAGTCCCGCTTCGTGAGCGACTTTAAGAAAGCCCTCGTCAATTCCTTGCAGGCCGTAGCCTTTAGGGTCAGCAGGTCTCCCCGCTGCGTCATACAAAGAGCTGAGGTCGTTCGGGTTGTATCTTGCCAACCCAGGAACATCTTTGAACTTGTCGTAAAACTTGTTCCAATCCGCTTCACCCGCTTCCTTTCCCGGAATGCGGATTGAGCTCCCAATCATTTGTTGTGCGTTTACATATCCCTTAGCGAGATCCTCTACAGAATCCACATCAAGAGAATTGCGAATGCTAGGATCAAGCCCACTGCGCCAATCAGACCCAACATCTGCTGACTGAAATTGAGGTGCTTGTGATGCTTCTTGAGAAGCTCCTCCCGAATCTCCCGTTTCGACCGCTGATACTTCCGCTGCTGCTGTTTCACTCATTCTCCTATTGCTCCTCTCGTTTATCCAAAAGACCTTTTAAAGTCATAACCACGTTTTTCTCGCCTTCTGCGAATGCTGTTGCGTCGGCCTTACCTTCGACCCATGAACGCCGAAACACCCAAGCGTCAACCATGAATTCCAAGAGTTCCTTACCCGCCGCGTTGTCAAACACCTTCTTTACTTGCTTCTCAAATGAGAACTTCTCCCACCGACTCGTCATATCATCTCCCTTTTGTGTTACCAAGAATGGTTCCTTTCTTGGCCTGCCATATATTTTTATAGCGCCTAGAGTCTTTAGTCCCGCCGCGAATTTCCTGGGACATCATGTCCAGAGACTTAATATCCGCGTCTACGTCTTTCATAAAAGCCGAATGTTCTGAGGCGCTCTTTGCTCGTTCTGCGGCGCGTTTTTCTTGCTTTTCTAGCTTTGCTTGGGCCTCTTTTTGTTCCTTTGCTTCCTGTTCCGCAACGTCTTTGAGATACTTCTCCTTAGCCTTCATGAAAGCGCTAGTGCTTACGCCAAGGTATCCAAGGATTACTCCAAGGGCTGCGCCGCCAAAAGCCTCATCAGACTGAAGCGCCTTTGGGACTAGGGAAGGGCCATCATCATTAGCCGATGTCAGTACACTGCCTTTGTTAGAACCGCTTTCAAATTTAGCCATGTCAAATCATTCCTGCCATTTGTGTTTCAGCAGCTGACGCTGCATCCTTCATACCGCCTGCCTGAGTAGCCGCTGTTTGGGCCATTGCCTGCTCCATCATCAGCTGTTCCTGCTCGGCCTGTTTCTGCGCTCTCTGAGCCTGTAGCTGCTCGATCTCTCCGTCACCTTTGATCGCCAAAGCCGGTACGCCATAGCGTTCAGCCAACAGGCGCATAGCACCGTTGATATCGATGATGTCGAGGGCGGCGGGGTCAAGTTGCGCCCACTGTGCCGCCACACCGAAGAGGCGCTCAATAGCCTGCGCGTCTTCCATGCGTTGGTTACGCGCCAGTGGGCCTTGATACTCGATGTCCACCTTGTCATCACTTATCGATGCGGGCGGCTCTTCAAACTGACCTGCGCGATACATAATGCCGAAGACGCGCTCAATCAGAGGGTTGAGGAACTCCTGTTGCAGGCGACCCATGGTCGGACCTAAGACTCGGTTCATCAGTGAGTATCGAATCTCAATCTCAGTTGCCGTCGTGTTATGCTTCTGCGGACCCATCTGGAGCTGATCAATCAGGTAGATTGACTTGATGTTATTGT